CCTTGATGATGTAACCACCACGCGTGTCGTATTTTAAAATCGGCACGATTGTTGAACCGTCACCGCTATTCTCATTCACAAAACCTAAAGCCATTTAACTTTTCCTTTTTCGTTTTCAGCTTTTCAAAATTGGCTCACAACCGTGAACCCCTCAATTGGATAGTAGGCGCAAACGTCACGATCCGCAGGATCGCCTCGGTCTGACCTGCCACCCATTCTCACCGCAAACTCACTGGAGAAATTTATTCGTACCAACGCGTCGCGGTAAAGAACGATAAAATACGACGGCAATCCGGTGCAAGCGGAAATGTCATGCGCCCGAATAACCTTGTGCAGGTTAATCATTGCCGTCGGGTACTTATTCATTTCAAATGTGCGTGCCTTTATCTCAGCAAACGCCACAATCCTTTCTTCAAAATCGTCGGTGATGGCCACGTCCAAGCCAAAGCTCATTGGCAGCTTGTCGAGGCTGTAACCCTTCTCCGCCAGCAGATCAGCGACCCGCTGTTCGTTGTTGCGGTCGGCTTGTGTCTCATACATTGGCCTAACCATTGTGCGCCTCTTTGATAGCCCACAATATCCGCGCCGCCACCGGCGGCACGATACTATTCCCTAACTGTCTAAGTCTGTGTACCCGACCGGGTACCCCATTAGCCACTCGACCCACTGCGGGTTCAGGCTCCCAGAAACTCTTTTCCCATCTGGCTTCTCCACTGCGTAATCCAGCCGATCCCTCATTGTCTCGTTTCTGCCCGACCCCTTGAAGTCGTTGGCTGTCGGCGTTGGGTACATCTTTACATCCTGACGCAAATCCCGACCCGCGTTTTTTCTGTTTGGGTTCCCCGCTGAAGACCCCTGCGCGATTGCTGCTGTCGGCGTTGCCCATAGCTTCGGCTCCTGCGCCTCTTGCCACTTCCTGACCGTCTCTGGGTCTACCTGCTCGCGCAGATTGCTTGGCAAAGCCCTGCCCTTCCGGTGGCCTTCCGCCATCTTCTTGAGGCTCTCCTCTGACCTCTGCGGCAGATGATCCATCGCGTTTGGCGTAGCCCATAACGGCTCGTTCCAGCCGCTGTTCATTGACGGCGCTAACTGGTTCGCCTTCGCGGTCGGCGTATGCAATAACCCAGCATCTGTCTCTGCGGTGGTGGGCATCTGTGGCGACAGCCGGAATAACAAAGCACCTTGCTTGGTATCCTTCGGCTTCCAAGTCAGATAGCACCTCGTCGAGGCCCATAGAGATGTGTCCAGCAACATTTTCTCCAATAACCCAAGTCGGCCTGACAGCTTGGATAATTCTAAGCATTTCCGGCCAGAGGTGTCGGTCATCTTTATCGCCTCGTCTGACCCCGGCGAGCGAGAAGGGCTGGCAGGGGTATCCCCCGACAACGATGTCAACCAATCCTCTAAATCTATCTGCGTCATTCGCTAACTCCCTCACGTCATCAATTATCTCTATGTCAGGCCAGTGCTTACGCAATACCTTCTGTGCGTGTTTATCGTACTCGCAAAACGCGACTGTCTCATAGCCACCCACCAGCTTTTCGCCAGCGTAGCTGAAGCCGCCAATGCCACTAAATAGGTCGAGCATCCTGAGCATATTTTATTCCCTCGCCATCAGGTCGCGACAAACCATAATGAAGTCAGGCCAAGACAGCGTCGCCGTGTAGCGCCAGTCGTATGCCTCAGCCACATCCTGAGCCAGTGGCCGCCCTAACCGCGCCAGTGCCTCAATAGGTATCCGCACGCTTATTTCCTGCCGGTCTAGCTTCCAGATCAGGCACGGCAGGCAGTCGTTAGGATTGCCGTCTGACGTGCGGGCGGCGGTCACTATTTGATCCCACCAAGAAGATGACACGGCATTTTTATATCTTTTCAATTCTAATAAAAAAGGAAACGACGCGTCTGATGATGTCAGGTCTGCCAGATTTTTCATCTGATACTGCTCAAGGTTGCGCTTAAACTTTATGCCCAACTCATCGAACAACATGCCCGCGATCTGTCGTTCAAACGCTGCCCCCTTGGCACGTCCACCCCCGGCACGCATCAACCCCGCCCCGCCTGACGATCCATCTCAAACTGCATATTACGCTGGCGTGCATTTGCCTCTAACTGTCTGACCAGCAACTCATCGGCAAGCGACGACTGTGACCTATGAGCCGACACGTCCAGCTCGGCTTTTAGCATTTCGATGGTCGAGGCTCTGAGCCTCAACAAAACTGGTTTAATTTGTGACATTTAATATCATCCTAAAAATATGTTGCTATCTGTATTGACATATATTGATAGCAAGCCCATATTTATAAGGTAAGAGGGATAAATTAGGGAAATCAGGGAGATTACCAAATGACTAAATTCTTAAACGGCGACACCATTGAACTTAAAGCTATCAAATATGCTGAGTTTGCATCCGAAGAAACACATTGCTTTGAGGCTAATATTTACATCAACGGCAAGCTTTACTGTCACGTTGATAACGATGGGCGTGGTGGATCAAACCGTTACGACAGGTGTGTTCAAAAGTTATGTGAAAGAATTTCTAAGGAATTGCCAAAGTGGCATAGCGAATGGGATGATTCTTGGCGTGAGACAAACTTGGAAATCTGGTGTGGAGATCAAGTGAATATGTTTTTGGCTAAAAAAGAGTTTGCAAAGGCTATTCGCAAAAGCGTCTTGGTGGTTGATCCTAAAGAGCCAAAAGATGTTCAGGCAATATCTTTCAAGGGCAAGCCTACCATCACAAACAGGCATATTGATTATGTGGTTAACAAATATTCTGACCATAAGGTACTCAACGCAATGCCAAAGGAAGAAGCTTTTGAGGTGTTTTACGCATTAACCTAAAGGGGTAAAAAATGAAACAAATTAGATCAGATCGCGTCAAGCTTTGGTATGTCGTGAGCAATCCGTTCACGCGTCCAGTTGTAACTGGTCCAATTTTTGACAGGTACGACGCAATCGCGTTGGCTTGTAAGCGCACCGAAAACAAGAGCCTCATCACGCACATATCGCGCGGTGAATCTTGGGTCGGCGGTGAGGTTGTGTGTAGCGCGTACCGGCTACACGTCAATGGGTGGACGGCGTTGGCACCCAAGAAGCCTGACGCGCGATTAAAGAAACCATCAAAATATGGGAGGGTGACATGATTAAAGACACTATCGGCATGCTGTTGCTAATGGCATTTGGCTTGGCGTTTTGCACAAACGCAGTGACCACTGAATATAACATGTGGGCGCTGATGGCTCGTTTTGGGGGTGCGGGATGATGCACCGCTTCACCACCGCCCCAGATATTCGCGGGCATGAGTGTGCCGTTAAGGCATTTGAGGCTGATGGCATGAAAGTTGATTTACCTGATGGCTATATCGTTTTTGACCATTATTACGATCCACGCCGACCAGTTGAGGTGGATGGCTCTATATATGCGCCTGAAGTCGGCACGATAGTCTATCCGACATCAGTTGGTCGGTCGGCTGGCGGGCTTTGCTATTTCGTATTGGCGAAGCATCGTAACCAGCGCACCTATTTCAATGGCGATTACGACGTTAGTTCTGACATTATTTGCGTTGAGACACAGAAGACGCCAAAATATCGCACGGTGCGTCACATCATACGGTTTGTGCCGAAGACCAAAAAACTTATTTTTGAAAAGACAAAAAAGGAAAGGCACAAACAACCACCCTCTATGCGCTTGGCTTCATTTAAGCGCAAAAACGCGTTGCGTCGCGCTACTCCGATATGGTGCGACAAACGAAGCGTGGAAAGATTAAAAACAAAAGTTAGGTCACTAAACAAAGAGGCTGGGTTCATTAAGTTTCACGTTGACCACATCATACCGCTTCAAGGCGAAAGCATTTGTGGTCTTCATGTGCCGTGGAATTTGCAGGTAATCACGGCTGAAGAAAATCTGCGTAAATCTAATAAATGGGAGACTAACTAATGGTAGGAAAGAAAACACCAGACGACATCGTCACCGCATCACGCATACCGTTGCTGATGAACGCGTCGCCATACGGCACGCCAAACGACTTGCTGGCTGAGGCACTAGCCTCAATCGAAGGCAAGCCAAACCCCAACCCATTCTACGGCAACGAAGCCTGTGACTGGGGAGATGCCTTGGAGGGAGTTATCCTTACCACTTCGGCTGAAAGGCTAAACCTGACTGACCTGAAGCTTGAACACGACGCCGTCTTTCACGACACGCTACCATTTGCCGTGTCGCTTGACGGCACCGCTGACGGCGGGCTGGGGCATGAAGTCACGACCGATCCAGCCAAGGGCATCTACTGCGTTGACGGCGCTGTCTGGGTTGACGGCGTGGGCGTCTTGGAGAGCAAGCTGACTAGCAGTAAGCCAGAAGACCGGCCAGCTCCTCACAGGGGTCCGCTTCAATTGCAGGGTCAATTGATGGCGACCCAAAAAACGTGGGGCGCTGTATGCGTCTTGTACGGCGGTGTGGAGCTACGCATCTTCTTGTATCAAGCCAACGCCGCAACTCAGTCGCGCATCACGGACGAAATCGAGGAGTTTGAGCGCCGCAAGTTTGACGTTGACTGGTATCCAATACAGTCCAGCTCCGACGGCAATACAGCGTATCCGCGTGTCGATGACGGCGCACCGCCAATCACGCTTGAGGGCGAGGACAACGACTGGCTGGCGCAACTTGTCAACGC